GCATCCAGCACCTTCCCCGGCTGGGCGTACTGGTGCAGGCGGATCAGCGCCTCGGCGTCGTCGGGCATGACCGGCTCGGGTTCTTCGCCGGCGTCAACCGTGCGCCAGAACTCGGCGACGCGGTGGCGGATCGCGCGGATCACCTGCTCGTCGCCCTGGCGCTCTATGACCACGCCACGGTTGCCTGCCACGAACGCGCCGATGAACGCGCGGCTGAACCCGCTCACGGCCATCTGGTGCTGGACCTGCATTTCAATGTGGGCAGGGGCCTCGATCATGCCGTCGTCGTGTTCGATCCAGCCCTCACGGAACGCGATGTAATCGACGTTTTTGATTTCCAGGTGCACCGGCTCGCCCAGGTTCGTGATCACGAAATCGAACGAGCTGCCCATGCGCTCGCCCGGGATGCGCATGTACTCCTTGAGCGGTCGGATTTCCCAGCCCTGCTCCTCGGCGATGCCGTGGGCGATGGCGGCCTCCAGTCGGTTTCCCCACTTCATCCGGTCGTTCAACGTGAACTCGGGCGCCGTGCCAGAACGCTTGCGGTGCCACAGGTCGAAGTGGGTCACGTAGGGCGACAGGCCAAACAGCGCGGCCGATTCCGTGGAGGTCACATCCTGGCGGCGCATCTCCAGCCAGTGGTCGGTGTTGCTGGGTACGATGATTTCGGTGGCGGGGTGGGCTGGTGTGGCTGCGGTCGGTGCGTTCATTGCGTTCATTGCGTCAGGACTCCAAAATATTCCAGCGCCAGCGCGGTCAGGCCGGCACCAAGGATCAGCGCCGCGCCGAAGTCGGCCAGCGCGAAAACCAGGCGGCGGTGCAGCGGCTGGCGGTGCCGTTCGATTGCGACTGCCTCGTCGCCCGCACACGGAAAGCGGCTGATGGCCTCGGCCCAGGTGCGCGGGTAGCGGTAGGTTAGGGGGTCGGATGGGTTGGCGGGGCGGTGGGTCATGACTGCCTCGCTTTCAGCATGGCGTCGGCGATTCGATAGGCGACTACCGCGAACCGATCCGGCCCAGCGGGAATGTCATTCCCGTAGGCCGTCACCAGCGGTGTTCCTGGGACGCTCTGATTCCACACGGGCTCCGTTATCAGCGAGGCCATGGCTTTCGCTGCGAAGTAGTCGCGCAGGGTCGGGCCTTGCAGGCACTTGGCCACGTCCTCGATGTAGGCCTGCTCGGTCGGCTGGTCGGCGTTCTCGCGCTCGGCCATTGCGATCAGGTGGGCGAACTCGCGCGGCACCGGGTAGGCCGGGCCGCCCTGTTGCAGCAGCGTGCGGGCGGTCATGCTGCACCGCCTTCCTGGCCGGTGGCCTTGGCGATGGCGGCGCGGCAGGGACGGCAGCGTGCGCGGTAGATGGCGGCGCCAGAACACCAGACCTCGTGACCGCACTCCAGGCGCACCTTGCGGCGAGCGAATCCATCAGATGCCGGGATCAACTCGGCCGTGATCTTGCGGAGCGGCCCCGGCGTGGGCTGCGCGGCGCTCATGATTGGCCCCCTGTGGCTTTGGCGGCTCGCTTGGCCGCGTCGTAGCCCAGTAACCACCAGCGGCGAGCGGCAGAGCCTGGGGCGCAAACGCAGTCAACACGACGCAAGCCGCCCCGAAATGCGATGGCGCCGGAATCGCGCAGCCGCTGCTCAAAACTGCGAGGGCCCGGCGTGTGCTGCCCGGCGGTCATACCACCACCTCGCAAGTAATCGCCTGCAGCTTGCTGATGCGGTCGAGGATGGCGTTCTCTCGGCGCTGGTTTTCAGCGCGGACGGACTGCAGTTCGGCCTGCAGGGTTTCCAGTTGCCGGTTGTGCAGGGTTGCGTCCGGCATGATCTCGACAGTGATCTGAGCGGTGCCGACGCAGACCCAACCTGGTACGTCGCTCATGTCGTGGATTGGGAAGCTCATGCTTCCGACTGCGGCACGAATTTCGTCGGCTTCACGGGCGCGTCGCAGTTGATCCATCGCGTAATCGCTCGTAACCCACGCGGGCAGGGTGACAGTGTGTGTCGCCATCACAGCATCCCCCGCAGTTGCATCCCACGCACCAGCGCCTGGCCGGGCTTCACGGCGATGCCGACGACCAGTGCGTTCTCGCCCATCGCCGACTTGCAACTGTGACGCTGGATGATCGCGTGCGTACGCACATCGATGACGTACAGGTCATCGTCGTTCAGGCTGGCAGCGGCGGCGCGGTGCACGCTGCTCTGCGGCGGCGCGAACGAGGCCAGCGCGGCGGCCATTGCGGGGTGAAGGTTCAGGGTGGTCATAACGCTCCTTTTCAGCGGCCAGCGAATCCGGCCGTCTGTTGAGAATTATGCCATTCATTGCGATTAACGCAACACCTTAAGCATGGCAAAAACCCTTAGTTGCGGAATCGCAACACCGCCAGTCTGAGCTACGGAACGACGACCAGCACCGGCTGCGCCCACTCCAGCTCGACGCCGCGCATCAGTCCGAGCGGGCTGGACAGATCCCAGCGCCCGCGCCCGGTGGAGCGGATCGGTTTCGCCAGGTGGATCACGCCGCCACGGATTTTCACGAACGCGAGCCGGCCCACAGCCTCGGCGGGGATACCCTGGTTCGGCGCGAGTGTCTGCGCGAACAGCGTCCATCCGTCCATGTGGTCGATGTCGCTGCCGGCCGTGCGGCACAAGCACGCGCTGACGTTCTCGGGCAGGTTGGTGCATGGCCTGGGCGCTGTCTGCCCGGTGCCATATTCAACGTGCACCTCGGCCGCGCCGTCCATCCATGAGCAGACCGGCACCTCGGCGCCTTCGTTGTGCGCCTGCGTCTGGACGCCTGCATGCGCCATCACTTCCTCGGCGGGCACACCGAGTAATCGCGCGATCTCTGCCGCCTCTGCGATCCTCATATTGCGCCGCCCGCGTAACAACAGGCTGACGGCGGCGGCATCCATCCCCAGTAGCCGAGCGAGACCGCGCTGGGACATCTGGCGCTCGGCGAGTCGGTCGCGGAACCACTTCGTATCCACCGACATGCGGAACCTACAGGTTTGTGCTGCTTACACACGGTTATTACCCCATCGTTGCGGGAATTGCAACAAGGTCGCGATTTATGCATAATTGCGATATTCTCAACATCAATTCAGGATCTACATGGAAACCAGAAAGACCCCGGCTGAGGTGGTGATCGCCAAGTTTGGAGGCGTGCGAGAGCTGGCGCGAGCGCTGGGCAAAGACCCCAGCACTGTGCACCGCTGGAACACGCCGGCAGAGAAAGGCGGCACTGGTGGGCGCGTGCCTTCCAAGGTTCAAACGCGGCTGCTGGAGCTTGCCCGGCAGCGCGGCGTCGCGCTCAGTGCTGACGATCTGATCACTGGCGTGGCGGCTTGATACCTATGGCTGCGACGAAATGCAACAGCGAGGCTGCAGTTAAAAATGCAGCATGCAGCGAAGCCACAGTGCCACCCTTCAGTGGTTTGCGGATTTACATCAGCGGCCCGATTACCGGCAAGCATGATCTCAACCGCTCTGCGTTCCTCTCAGCTTGGGCTGCACTGGAGGCTGCAGGCTATAAGGCCATAAATCCTCTATGGAATGGCCTGCCCGTCAGCGCCGACTGGTGCGAACACATGCGCGCCGACATCAAACTGCTCATGGACTGCAACGCGATTGTGATGCTGCCCGAGTGGGAGGCGTCGCGCGGCGCTGAGATTGAGCGCCAGGTCGCGCAGGCTGTTGGCATCCGGGTGTTTGAGTCTGTGGGTGAGGCTGTGGATGCGAGGGCCGCGGCGTGAGGTTCGGTTCTGTTTGCAGCGGGATCGAGGCCGCATCGGTCGCGTGGGAACCGCTGGGCTGGAAGGCCACTTGGTTTGCCGAAATCGAGCCGTTCCCCAGCGCCGTACTGGCGCACCACTACCCCAGCGTTCCCAACCTGGGCGACATGACCACCATCGCGCGCCGCGTGCTGACCGCAGAGGTCGAAGCGCCCGACGTGCTGTGTGGTGGCACCCCATGCCAAGCGTTCAGCGTGGCAGGCCTGCGCGAATCGCTGGACGACGCGCGCGGAAATCTAACCCTGAAGTTCGTAGAGCTCGCAGATGCAATTGACCATATTCGAACCCGCCGAGGCGCCGACCCCTCCATCATCTTCTGGGAAAACGTCCCCGGCGTTCTTTCCACGCACGACAACGCCTTCGGGTGCTTTCTGGCAGGGCTTGCCGGCGAGGATGGCGAGCTACAACCAGCAGGGAAAAAATGGGCGAACGCTGGTGCTGTGTATGGACCCCAGCGCGCAGTCGCTTGGCGGATCCTGGACGCCCAATATTTCGGAGTGGCCCAACGACGCCGCCGTGTGTTCGTTGTCGCAA